GTGTTGTAGGTACTGCCGATTTTATCCTTGAAGCCAGTGATAATATCGCCGCCCATCTGCTTGAAATGTTCAACGATACCCATACCGTCTTCACCACGTCTGAACCATTCAACAACGCTACCAGCCCACTCGGAAACCGTACTGAGCATATTGGTGAACCCTTCGATACCCTGTAGCAGACCAGCCACAATGTCGTTGCCGATTGCGGCGAACACAGTGGAAGGACTGTGAATACCGAGAGCGTCCTTGAAGCCCTGTACGAAGCCGTTGACGAAATCCTTCACTGCCTGTATAGCAGTGTTCCAACCCTCGCAGATACCGTCCCAAATCGCCTGTCCCACATCAACGAACCACTCACCGATATTGCTCAGAGCGTTCGGGAGAGTGACCGTGAAGAAGGTAACAAAGCTCTTTTTGATGGTTTCCCACAGTTTAGGAATCGTCTGTGTGAAGAAAGTAGGAAGGGTCTGAGTAAAGAACTTGGAGAAAGCGTTCTTAACGCTGTTCCACATATCCGTGAACCATGTCGGAATTGTCACAGTCACGAACTCAACTGCGGTTTTCCAAGCATTACCGAACCACTGTCCAATGTTGTAACCGAGTCCGCTCCAATCATACTCTTGGATAGGTCTCCACAGTTCATCGAACCAAGCAGAGATTTTACCCGGCAGAGAATTGAAGAATTTTCCAAGACCCTTCGGGATATTACTCAGCCAAGAGGTGAAACTGCTCCACAGACCCGGAACTGTTACGGTGAAGAAATTGCTCAAGAACTCGGTAATAACGTCCCATTTCTGAACAATCAGAATGATACCGTCAGTCACCAAGCCCACTGCGAGACCAATCAGCGCACCGATACCAGCACCAATCGGACCGCCACAAGCACCGATGATTGCACCGATACCAGCACCAGCCGCCGTAGCACCAGCACCAATCAGCGCACCGTTGAGCCAGTCAAGACCCTTGGTGATTGCGTCATAGATACCGACACCGAAAGCCGGGAGACCAGCCACGATACCAGCGATACCGCCGCCCAAGATTGCACTACCTAATGCCTTACCGATAAGCGCACCGCCAGCGACAGTCAGACCGCCACCGCCGATAATCTGAGCGAAGTTCATTCCGTTCAGCTCATTTTGGATAGCGTCAATGATACCGCTCCACTCAAGAGCAATACCTGTGACCGCAAGGGTAACACCCATCGAAATCATCAGAGGTTTATCCAGTCCCAATTTGCTGAGACCCTTGATATAGCTGATACCGTCCAGCACCTTCTTAGAAATCTTCCAAGCGGCGAGACCGAGAGCGATTGCACCGATGGTAGTAAGGATTCTACCGAGTCTCGTATGGAAGAACTCGCTCCAAGTGTCAATGTCTTCGGTCAGACCGAGCCATTCCTTCATCTTCTGAACGATTTCATCAACCTTGGTAGTTACTGCGTCACCGATGAAGTCATAGGTAGGAAGCTCGAAACCGAGACCGCCACCTCCACCGATACCAGCACCAGCACCGCCGCCCGAATCTTCGGGAGGAGAAATGATGTTCAGTTCATCAATGCCAAGCAGAGCGTTTTTAACTTCCTTCGCCTTTTCACCAGCTTCACCGAGATTGTCAGCCAGTTCACCAGCTCCGCCAGCGGCAGAGCCGAGACTGCTATAATCAATCTGCGGCAATGCAAAGCCGAAAAGTTTTGCGATAGATTCGGCTATCAAACGAATGACCTTGGCAACTGCGATAGCATAAGGCAGAACAGTTTTCAAAACAGGGATAAAGATGTTACCCAAAGCACGAGCCGCCTGTTCAACTTGGGCTTTCAAGATACGGAGCTGGTTTGCCGGAGCTTCCAGTGTACGAGCCATATCGCCCTGTGCAGAAGTCACCTGTGTCATGATTGCGTAGTATCGAAGTTCAGCCTTTTCAGCCTGTGTCATAGCTGTGACTTTCTTCTCGATACCGAGTGTATATGCTTCCTGTTGCAGTCTCGCCACAGACAGGTCGTAACCAAGTCTACGGAGAGGTTCAAGCTCGCCGGAGATACCCGACTGTAGCTTCTGCATTGCGTCCTCAAAACTGATATTGAAGAAGGAGGAGAGGTCATAACCAAGCTGAGTCAAGTTCTGACTCATGGTGTATGCTCTGTCACTCACAACACCGAAACCAGTAGCGAGGGTCATGAAAATACCTTGATTACGCATCCACTCGCCGGGGTCAATACCCATGACCTCACCGACTCTTTCAGCGTACTCTCGTGCCTTGTCCGCATACTCGCCCATAGACACCGTGAACAAGTTCAAGTTCTCAATGTACTTATTGGACTCCGTAATCCAGCTTGCGATAACGGTTGCAATTCTGCGAATTGCTACCACGGCAAGACCGATTTTTGCGGCAAGGTTTGTGTAGCTGTTCGCCGCTCTGTTGTTTGCAGAGCTGAGACTATTGGTACTCTGAATCAAACGCTGAATCCTCGCCGGGAAAGCCGCAAAGCCATTGGCGATAGACTGCATTTGAGAAGCGAGAGGTGCGAAAGCATTTGCCAACTGCTGAATCTGAGTGGTGAGTTCACCCATGTTGACTGCCCGAAGCTCCGTCATGACCTGTGGAATCTTTCTCAACTGAGTGATGAAAGAAGTAAGGTTGTTCTTACCCATCTGAGTAAGAGGAGCGAGAGCCGAAACAAGCTGAGAAATCTGACCGCTCAGCCCGCCCATATCCACAATGCTAAGAGCCTGTACCGCTTGAGGTAGTCTCTGCAACTGCGAGATAAAACTGTTCAAATTCGCCTTACCAATGCTCGTCAGAGGAGTGAGAGCGTTTGCGAGGGAATTGAGAGCAGAGAAGTTTGTGCCGCTCAGAGACTTAACCGCATTTCCGATGTTCGTAATCTGCGTAGCCACAGAAGACGAGAGCTTGAGGTTGCCACAGGAAGAAAGCGTCTGTAGACCCTGTGCGAGCTTATTCAAATTATCGGCATTACCAGCACTGATACCATTCAGAGCTGTATTCAGTGTGGTGAGCTGTTTTGCAACAGCGGTCAAGCCGACACCGCCTTTTACAGCGGTTTTCAACTTACCAAGAGAAGAAGCGAGAGCGTCTATACCACCTACCGCCGAAGTAGCACTCGATTGTACCTCAAGTTCCAACTGTTCGATTGTTGTAGACATATTTCTCACTTCCCTTCATACTTCTTATTGTGTTTTGCCATGAAACCTTCCATAAGGGCTTTGCCCTTGTCGAAGACTTTCTTCGCCTTTTCCTCCTCTTGATACTCAGCCTGTTTTTCGGAAATGGCAAAAGGTTCAGCCATGTACGGAACAGGTTTTGTCCCCTTCTTAGCGAAAGCATGGAGGATAGGAGACACACGGCACAGAGCTTCGTACATATACGCACCCTGTAGCCACATTTCTTGGTTTTTCCGATTGGTTCTGAGTTCTTCCGCCTTGCGGTAAGCGATAACGAGCAAGGAATCTCTGTCCCAATACTGTTCTTCTGTCATGCCGAGAGAGATATAGTACGGAAACAGCTCATGAAACTTCTCGGAGTAAGATTTGAGGGGAGCAGTGGCAGTTACACCACCACTCCCCTCAGTGGAGGACAGCAAATCACTTACCAAGTTGCTGTCCAGTTTACGTTTCCCTCGTCTTCTTCGGGTTCTTCTACGAGTGCCATGATAGGTTCGTTGTACATTTCTGCCAGCTTGCCAATCAAGTCCTCTTTCTTGGTAAGTTTACTGAAAATCTTGTCAATTACGTCCTGTTTCACAAAACGATGGTGAGCGAGGAACGCTCCGGCGAACAGAGCCGGAAGGGTACTCATGGGCTTATCGGTAATCTCGGAAGCGATAAAGCCCTTTTTCTCCATTTCCGCTACCGTTCTGCGAGTAAATTCGAGGGTGTATTCTTTATCCTCGAAAGTGAAAATCAACTGTTTTGCCATTTGTCTGTCCTCCTAAAATTCGTTTGTGCTATGCCATTAGGCAGTAGCGAGATTGATAGGTGTGGAAGGTGCGATAGTGACAGTCATCTCCACAACCTCGTTCACACCGCCGCCAACAGGGAAAGCGGAAAGCTGACCCTTGAACTCAAACTTACCGTCAGAGCCATCGGGAGTCAGAGTGCCATCGGCAGTCTCAGTGCCGCCAAACCACACAGCGAACTCCTTCTCCTGTCCCTCAAGAGCCTTGAGCTTGGTGAAGTCTTCCTTAGTGTAGTTTGCAGTGAACGCAAGAGCGTCCAAAGACTGAATACCGGGAATATAAGTCTGCATTTTGTCAGACAGAGTAGTGGTTTCCAGCAT